GTATACCTTATGCCGTTGGGCGGTAGGAGTGAAGAATACAATCTCAACGTCCAAGAAGTCGCAAACATCTGTATGGAAAAAGGATGGAGGTTTACACCCCGACTACATATCAGCCTCTTCGGTAACGCCTGGGGAACCTAGTACACCATTAGAAAAAGCAATGAAGGCTCCGATTGATTTAGATAAATTGCGTAACAAAGGAATGTAGATGGAATTACACTACCGTATAAAAGACTGGATAAAAGATTATGCTAATAAAAACAACATCGAACAGTTAGTTATTGGCGTAAGTGGTGGCATTGATAGTGCAGTAACAAGCACATTATGTGCATTGACAGGTATACCAACATACTGTCTTGTTATGCCAATTCGACAAAAACAAGAGCAAACAGATCTTGGCATTGACCATTGTTTATGGTTAGGCGAACACTATATGAACGCCAGCTGGGAAATGATTGACTTAACAAAAGTATTTGAGACATTTGAAGATCTATTTATGGCACCAAAAAATGAACTAGCACTAGCAAATTCACGTGCAAGACTACGTATGATGACACTATATCAAAAAGCACAAACATTTGGTGGCATAGTAGTTGGTACCGGAAATAAAGTTGAAGACTTTGGAGTAGGTTTTTACACAAAGTACGGTGACGGTGGTGTTGATATATCTCCAATTGCTGATCTTACTAAAAGTGAAGTTTGGGAATTAGGAAAAACATTAGGTATTGATCCGCGTATTATAGACGCTGAACCAACTGATGGTTTATGGGAAGATGGTAGAGAAGATAAAGATCAGTTAAACGGCTTAACATATAAAGATTTAGAGTGGTGCATGGAAAACATAGATACACCAGTTGACGATATGTCTGAACAACAGATGGATAATATTGAATTGTATAAGATCATTCGAAGTAGGAACCTACATAAGATGGAACCTATACCTATGTTTACAAAATGATTGTATTTAACGGATGTAGTTTTGTAGAACAAAGCCACTTAGATATGGAAAGTGCAGAATGGAAAAGTTTATACTGGCCTGCATTAATTTCTCCTGAACATATTAACCTAGCACAAAGCGGTGCATCAAATACAAGAATATGGCGTACAACTATTGATCATATACATAGTGGTAAACCTATTACAAAATTGTGTGTAGGCTGGACAAATATTACAAGAGAAGAATTGCCAATTGCCAACGGAGATACACTAAATTGTTTGCCTTATAGTGCAAGTTCTAACAACGATCCGCATGTTGACGTTGAAGATTTACACAAGCATTGGTATAAAAATCATCATAACGATTGGTTAAGTTATGAACGTTTAATAGATTATATTTTAACCATACAGGATGCATGTTCATTGCGGAAAATAACTTGTTATATGTTTAACAGTTGGGACACAAATAATTTAAGAATTCCGAGCAAGGTACTACCACATAATTTTAATATTCTAAATAACAGAATGAAATGGCGATGGAAGGAAGACATCGCACGCATTGAAAAAAAATTAAGTTATATCGATTGGGATCAATGGATATGGTCTGCGAATACCCATTTGATTGACTGGATAGACACTAATGGATTAGAATGTGAAAGTCACGGACATCCTAATTTAAGTGCTCAGAGACCTATAGCAGACTATATAATAGACAACACTAGCCTTGGGAGATAAAAATGAAAGTAGGAGATCACATAATACTAGCGGCAAGGAAACAAGCTGAAGGTGAAATTGCAGTACATAAAGCAAACATTGAGGTATATAAAACTATGCCAGCAGGAATAGGCGAGCATTCAGATGTAACTGAAGCAGTCATTGCCGAACTAAACAAACTAGCAGAAGCTGACGATAGACTAGATATGCTGGACAAATATTTTTCAGAGTAAGGTAAAAAATGTTAGACAAAATTAAACGTGCAATGGGAATCAAAGAAAAGCCTGTAGCACAAGAAAAATCAAAAGCAAAAGCAAAGAAAACGCCAAAAGAAATTGCTACTGCAAAAGGCGAGGCCTATGTAGCAGTACTTGGCATGGATGTAGATGCTGATGATATAAACAATGGTGCATTTGAACTAGACTGGAATGAAAAGTTTATAGCAAATCTTGTTAGAGCTGGTTACCAATTAAAACCTGGAGAACCAGAGCACGATATCATTGATCGTTGGTTCCAGAATGTCTGTCGTAATGTTGTACTCGAAACATACGAACAAGCAGAGGCTGATCCTGACATTCGTTATGTAAAAAATCGTGACTTAGGTAACGGATATACTGAAGTTAAATGATACTGTACACAAACGGAGATTCCCACACTGCTGCCGCTGAATGTGTAAACAGTCATGCGTTTGCAGAAGATGATAAACAGTATTGGATGATGGGCCGAGCACCTCATCCTGAAAATTTAGCACAAAGTTGGTCCAAGCTGTTAAGCAATAGACTTAGTGCAGGCATGGTGTGTGATGCAGAAAGTGCAAGTAGTAACGATAGAATTATTAGAACAACCAAAGATTGGATAGAAAAGTTCAAACACGAACTCTACCGTACATTTATGGTTATCCAATGGAGTACATGGGAACGAGAAGAATGGCTGATCGACGATGTATTATATCAAATAAATGCAAGCGGAACAGACGATATTCCTGATAGTCATAAAGACCAATACAAAGACTATGTAAGTAATATCAATTGGCAACAAAAAACCAGAGATGCTCACGAAGAAATATGGAACTTTCATCAAGAACTTGAATCCGCAGGTGTGAAGCATATTTTCTTCAATGGCAATAATGACTTCAGTAAAATTGAAATACAAAAAGATTGGGGTTCTAGTTATGTACAACCTTATAGTACAGAACATACATTCAACGCAGTAGTAGGAGCAAGTTGCGATACTGTTTCGCCTACCAGTTGGCACTATGGTAAAGACGGCCACAGAGTTTGGGCACAATTTTTAACAAAATATATCGTTGACAAGAAGCTAGTCTAGTGTTATAATAAGTGTATTATTAACAAAAGGATTCGTATGAAGTATCTATTGATTGACACTGCTAATATGTTCTTCCGTGCTCGACACGTTGCTTTTCGAGCAAGTGATCCATGGGAGAAAGTTGGTTATGCACTACATATAAGTATGGCAGCTATTAACAAAGTAGCAAAGAAGTTTGAAGCAGATCATGTTGTGTTTTGTTTAGAAGGTCGCAGTTGGCGTAAGGATTACTACAAGCCATACAAGGCTAATCGTACAGAAGCAAGGGCTGCACAAACAGAAACAGAACAAGAAGAAGATAAACTGTTTTGGGAAACATTTGATGACTTCAATGCATACCTACGTGATAAAACAAACTGTAGTGTTTTACGTGATGCTAATGCAGAAGCAGATGATCTAATTGCACGTTTTATTGCACTACATCCTAAAGACGAACATGTTATTATAAGTTCAGACAGTGACTTTTATCAGTTGATTACAAAAAACGTTACACAGTTCAATGGCATTACAGATAACTTGATTACATTAGAAGGCATATATGATGCTAAAGGCAAGCAAGTGATAGACAAGAAAACAAAGGAGCCTAAACTACTAGGTGATCCTGAATATCTGTTGTTTGAGAAGTGTATGCGAGGCGACAGTAGTGATAATGTGTTTAGTGCATTTCCTGGTGTACGTAAGAAAGGCACAAAGAACAAAGTAGGCTTGTTAGAAGCATATGCAGATAGGCATAACAAAGGCTATGCTTGGAACAACATGATGCTACAACGTTGGACTGATCATGAGGACAAAGAGCATAGAGTGTTAGATGACTACAATAGAAACAAACAGTTAATTGATCTTACACAACAACCTGAAGAGATAAAAGACAGACTAGACTTAGAGATTATTAAACAAGTAAGCAACAAAGATATAGGACAAGTTGGAAGCAAGTTCCTTAAATTTTGTGGTAAATACGATCTAAACAGACTTAGTGAACATGCAGAACAGTATGGTCGCTGGCTGAATCAAACATATCAAGGAGTACTTAAAGTATGAGCGAAACAATCGCAAGGCCAATAGTTAACGGCAAGTTTTGGGTAATTAAACAAGATGAAAAGAAGATTGGATCTGTTGAAAAAGACAACAACGGATACTTTGTTACAACAAAACAAGGCAATGCACGTTTTAAAACAATTAAAAGTTTACGTGATGTAACTAAAATAGACTTTGAAGATGGCAAAGAAAGAATAAAGTATCCTGAAAATCAAGTTAATGGGTTTCCTACAGATGTTAAGCCATTCAACGGAGTATACAACATACACACTAGGCTCCCTATATATACCAAGGAAAAGAAATCAAAGAGTTGGTATGCCGCTGGATATTACATGCTAACTATAGGCCGTAAGACAAAAATAGTATTTTGTCCAAAACTTATATTGCTTGAACGTTATGGTTACTTTGGTCCAGTGAGAGAAGCAGATGGATTCTACTACAAATGAGCGGACTATACATTAGGAAGTTTATTGACAGAGTTGCACAATGCGAAGCAACAGGTGCCAATGATTTTATCTGGAGCATGCAAGATGCTAAGAACTTGCACGGTGATATCACAAAGTTACTTCTTGACATAAGACTATTGCAATCAAATCCTACCGAAGAAACACCTACTGAAATTGAAGTTGACGGTGGAAATTGGTAGTTAACTAAGCCGTTAACCAAGTTATCTACGCAGTTTATCATAAATAACTGTGGAGATAATAAAATGAGTAGACCAAAACCAACTATATTAGTAGAACTTACAGACAAAGCAACATACAAAACTGAACAGGTTCTTGCCAGTACAGGCATTTGGGCAGTGTACTTTGAAGGCTCGCCTATCAACCTAAAAACATCAAACCTGCTTGTACAGTATCCTGGACCTAAATATAAAAAGGTAAGTTTCTCTAATCCAGGGCATGCCATTAGTTTAGCAAAGAAACTAAACACTCAATTCAAGACTGAAAAGTTTAGTGTTGTATTGCTACACAAGGGTGAACAAGTGTACCCTAATGCGAAGTAAGAAAGAAGAACTTACTCGGACCTTTATGGTATTACATTACGACGGTAGTACAGAACGTTCTAACTTTGATTACAAAACTGCATTGCACTCGTGGTGGTATAACACCCGTGATAATGGCGGAATGCGTCTTACCAGCACAGGCTTTAAAATGCTGAAAGATCTCAAATTTGAATATTGGGATTTTGCTTTACCAGAAAACTTTGCACGTAAAAACAAACGTGTTATACTTGGACTTGATAGAAAACTACAGTTTCCATATTACTATGGACAAAAACGTTTGAGCTTCTTTGGTTCACAAGAAGCAATGATGGCAAATCTCACAGGTGACTTAGAAAACTGGTTAGCGAACAATTTCTCTTAGTTGTTTTCTTGCTCTATCTTCAATTGATTGCATGTAGTCGTTCATTAAAAAGTCATAATTACGTTCAATTTTATCCTTTACAATGCTCACATCAAAACTATCAGAATTAATTTTATCATAGTTCATCTGTATTGCAGCATCTAACCTGTATTCGCTATCTATAACATCATAATCTAAATCAAAAAGTTCATGGTAGTTTTCAAACCCACGTTCCTTTATTTCAGCATGTATATGTTTATGTCCTATACACATAAAAGGATGTTTTGCCGCTATTGCTAGTAATGTTTTTTCTGTGATAATTCCTGGGCCATCACTGTAGATACTTTCTGTGACAATACTTGCACTAGCTGACTTGTATAATGATTTGAGTTTAATAAAGTTTGCTACATTATCAAAGTCATACTTGGCATATGGTGCTTTTTTATAATCAGCATGTGTCCTATGAGTACAAAAACCTTTTGGTGCATCTCGCAGTTGTTTAAAAACTGCGTTCCGGTGCCTCCTTGGATAGCCATTTAGACACAAAAAGTTATATTTCTTTTTGCTTTTTGTATACACTGCTTTCCATTTACTGTGTTGTGCTTTGAGATTTTCAACTAGTTCCCAACTGTGTGATGGAAATTCTACACACTGTATGTAACCAGTATAGCGATTGCGTAAGTCGTGATCCCAATGTATGAATATAATTTTGGTCTGTTGCTCTTCTGTATAATGCTTTTCAATTTCAAATAGTTCAACACATAATTCGTTTTCATGCCAGTGTACAAAATCCTGTGCATGTAACACAAGTCTGAAGTTTTTTTGTTTCCAAGAACTTTCTTCTATCTTAGGAAGTTCCATTTTCCACTGGTTGCTTTCAATTGGTCTTTGTAGTATACTAGGACAAAACTTAGCATCAATACCAATATTAGAAAACATCTTAGTGATTGTTTTATTGAATCCACCCATTGACTTTTTACACTTTCTCTGTTACAATATAGTTATATTTAAAACAACAAGGCGCTTATTAATGTACTTACAAACAAAAGATGTTTCACTTTACACAAAGGTAACAAGCAGACTTAAACACGGAAGACACTATAGAGATTTTGAACAAGAAAGAGCAGGCTTACAGTTACAACAATTTACTGCACAAAAATCAGCTATGGAACATAGTATAGCAAATAAAAAAGAAGTACTATGGCGTGCTGAAGCACTTGGTATACCAACAGTGCTACTGACACCAAGGACAGTACAGTTTATCGGCAATAACGATGTAGTAGCAGATGAAATAATGACAGCCGCACAATTAAAAGCATTTGATACTAGCGAAAATCATTATAGTCGAAGTACATGGAGAAGTGAAGTAAGTGATGAAGGTAATGAATGTTTAGAACTAAACATGAACTACGAAAATTATTGTGTGCTACCAAGTGAGCAAGGATTTTTTCACTATGTAGATGGCAAGTTTGAGAGAATTAAAAATAGACACAAGCAGATAGAAATGTTATGGGACTATGGTTTTCCAAGCAAGAGAGGCAGACCCATAATGGTAGGTAGAGTCGGGCACAGTGGATCAAAAACTGAAATTATAGGATTGGTTGATTGGTTATATAAACTTAGAATGTTGAATCACGGTAGTGAAATCCAGTATAAAACACAACAGATATATAACACACTCAATCGATCTTATGCATGGCCTGAACACTGGTAATAAATATTGGTATGACAAGAGAATTAAAGTTTACCAGTGCAAATTTTGGTGTTGGCAAAGCAGAAGATG